ATCTGTCTGTTACATCATATTCTTTTCCGCTTTTACTATCAACAATAGAGACCAATTGATTACCTTGAAAATTACCACTTACATTATTAGGATCTAATCCTAATGACCTTGCACCTTCTTCAAGTTGTTTCGATTGCACATCTATCATTTCACTTTCTGCTTCATTTCTTTGTTTTGCTTCAGCAATAACAGCAGGATTAGTCGGAGTCTTTGATTTAGATGAAGTCATTAATCTTGCTTCTTCTCTTGCATCTCTTTGCACCGCCACATCATTTCTCATACTTTCAGGATATTTTTGAAGCAATTTTTGGTATATTTGTTCTTCATTATCATTAGGTTTAACAGCTTCTGTTTCTTCAGTCCTCGCAGGAATAGGTACCTTTTCTTGTCTACCTTTTCTTTGACGCAATCCTCTTTGCATGGCTTCTCGAGCAGCTTGTGCTTCAATTGCATCTCTCATTTCAGGATTGTCTTGTTCTGTTTCTTCTATTTTCCCTGCACCCGATGATTCAATTTCCTTTTTGAATTTTGATATCGCAAAAGTTCTTGACTTCATTTCTGCTATATCTTTATCAGTTCCTGCATCAACCATTTCTTTGTATTTTGTTTTTTCAACCTCTTTAAACTTTTTGTAAGTGTCAGGATCTTTCTCAAGAAATTGAGCTTCAGAAAATTGAATGTTTTGACTTTTTATAGTGGGTTGAAATCCTGCTTTCTCTAAGGTTCTTTTCGCTTCAACTTCATCGACTGCTTTATTTGCAGCTGCTTGCTGTTGTTCTGCCACAGCACTAGGAGGGCCCATTTCTCCTGGCTTTAATAATGATCTCTTTTCTTCACGTTCTTGTTCATCTAAAACAGCAGCTAATCCCCCACCAGTAGTTGGATTTTTTATTAACTCTTTCGCTTTTTCTGCTAATGAACTAACACCCTCAGATAATGAACTAACACCAACTGCTCCTGCGGCGGCTGCTGCCCCACCTACAGCGCCCATACCTCCTCCAGACAAAAATGATAATATTTCATTGCTTGATTCAGCGTTTGCTGATTCTTTTTTTGTTTGTTCAGATTTTGGTTGTGCTTGACTTTCAATAGAAGTATTCAAAGCTGACAAGATGGTAGAAGTTTCTTTTGTCGAAGAAGATAACGATTTTTCAATTTTTGCAAGAACAGTGAGAGTGCCCTTTTGTGTCCCTCTAAATTCTTTCAACGCAGGACTAGAAAGATTTCGTATCTCTTTAATGTTATCAGATATTTTTTTTAGTTCTTTATTATCTTCATTTTTATAATCTGAATTCCAAACGTTTGGATCGTTTGTATTCTTTTTGGGATCTTGCAAAAGAGCTGCAAGGGCTTTGATACCTTTTTTATCTTCCATTTTACCTTGTCATCCTTCTTTCTGCAATTTTTTCTCGCATTCTTTCGTTTTCTTCTCTTACATGCTCCATCAATAAGGTTAGGTAAACATCACGCTCCCACGGCAACATATTTTCTATCTCTGTTAAAGAATAATTATGAAACTGCATGAGAGCAAAATTCGTTTTATAAAAGTCTTGGAGTGAGTCTCTTGCGAGACTCAGACGAAAAAATTTGCGAGGCCCTCCACTCTAGCTTTGTTAACCGCACCACATTTGTCACATAAAACATCAGTGACATGTGATAATTTTGGCATTGTTTCGAAAAACTTTTCAATTTTAGCAAATTGTTCAGTGTTCATTGAAGCTACAAATTCTGACACTTCTTCTTTATCTTCAGGACCTATTTCAATATATTTTCCTTCTACCGTGTAAATTGCTTTTATACAATTTTCTATTTCTTGAAAAAACGGTTCAACTCCACTTTGAAAAAGATCATTTAAATTTATTTTGAATTTTGGATATTTCATTTCAACGCCTAGCGAATCATTCAACATAAATTTTGCTTGATGTTCTTTATCTGTTTGAATTTGTACATCATCTAAATTAATTTTAAAATCTACCTTATTTTCGCAATTTCTACAACTGATAATTAAGTCTAACTTCTCGCCAATTGATTTTGCTCGTATCCTTGAAAACATATACTCAATATCAAAGCTCGGAAGGTTATTCATTTTTAGCTTATTGAATGTACAAATATCAACGATTTCTTCCATCACACGCGAGATATCATCAGGTGATGAATCTTTCACCATGAGTAACGCTTTGTGTTCCTTAACTAGAAAGGGACGGAATTTGACTTTTTTCCCACTAGATGGTTGTGTAAGTTCATAAGTGGGTATTTCGAGTTTGGGTAATGACATAATTCACCTATCTTGTTATAAATGCTGACTCAAATCCTGTATATTGATTTGCATCCTCTACTGATGTTGGAGGTTGAACAATAGGAATCTTCGGCACAATCTCTTTAAGTTTTTCTACTGTGCTTTCGAAAGAGATATCAAAAATTTCAGAATTAGAAACCAAATCTGTTTCCCAATAACGATATGCAAATGTCATGGGCAAAAGATGAAATCTGTCCAATGCAGATTGGTTTAACGCCATCGCTCCCATTGAAACAGGAAAGGCATCAATTAATTTAACTTGATAAGTTGCGTTTTCTTTAGTATCTAATTGACTAATTACAATATCTCTTGCGTACTCATTTTTATAATTAACAGTAAAACTTGATAAATTGACAACTCGATGCATCCATAAATCAAACAAACGCTTGATCCACATTTCCTGATCACATAAAAATGTCATAGCAAGTGTTTCGCCGTAATTAATACTTGCAGGTCTTATATAAGCGGGACCAAACAAATTTTGTTTTTTCACTGCTATAGTGGCTCCCGGTAAACTGGCACTTTGACACAATAAACTAAGCAGATTTTCATCGCCACCAGGCCAAAAGTTGACATTGGGAATTTCAACTAAAAATCTGTTTTGACGCGCTAAACCACGACCTGAGATTTCTGATACGAATTCGCTTACTGTTGTCATTTGATTTTATCCATTGTTTCTTTCCAAACCTTTGCTGAACTTGCCTTAGCGAACCTCTCAGTTGGCAGTAAGGCAGCCGATAACCAATCTTCATAAGGTATTTTCAAAAAGTTTGAAGCAACATGACTTGACAAGTAGCGTCTTATACATGGAGCGTAATATTTGCTTACTTCGTTTGCATTCAAAACACCATAAGAGTATGCAATTTTCTTTTCTTCACGTGTTCCTGATGTTTGAATATTTAACAAAGTCGCCATTACTTTAAATCGCATAATGGGGGGGAGATAGTGTAAATTATATCCCATAAACCCACCTTCTACTTTTTTATAAGGGTAAACAAGAGGAAATGTGTCATAGTATGGTAAAGTATCCTTTGTTTTGGGGTCATAATAGTAAAGATACAATTGACCTGGCATTACTCTTCGTACCATTAAGTCATTATTTGACATTAAATTAGCTGGTTTAAATTTTTCACGACCAAGATCATTAATTTTTTCTTTGTACCATTGAACAGATGCTTCTTGATCTCGTCCTGTGTACCTTAATGTTTCAAATGGATTTTGTTTTGTAGCCATGTATGTTTAACTCATCTTCAGTGAGAACGACAAACTTCCACTTTCGATCTTCGCAAAATTCTCTTGCAGCTTTCCATTTTGCTTGATTAACTCCATATGTAAAAACTTCTTCTAAGAATTGTTTGGTTACTTTTTTCGGTTTAGTTGGTTCTTGTGTAAATTTTTTAGGTTTTATTTCTACAAGATATTTTTCTACATTTCCTGTCTTATCTTTTATTTTGATATAGAAGTCAACAAAGTATCGATGAACTCTTTTGTCTACAGGGGAGACATAAGGAATCACAGCAATTTCAGATCCCCATTCTAAAATTGCATCGGTTGTGTCACACCAATTCATAAACTTAAGCTCCCAACTGCTACGATATACAACATTATTGTAATCGCCGCGATACTTTTGTGGACGCTTAACTTTATATTTTCCCTTATAAGTTTCTTTATACACGATAAATAATTCAATTATAACACGAGTATTTATAACGCCATGATAGATCGTAAGCTACTATTAGATAGAATAGATAAAGAAGCTATTTTGGGCAAGTCTCTTGCAGGTGAAGAGACCCGAAATCCAAAAAGCATATCTCGAGATTCATCAGGTGTTTATAATGTAAATCAGTTTACATATCCTGAAGATTTAACGCAAAGAGCAGATTTACAACATTACATAGTTTTTTATATAAACATTCGTGGGAAAAGCAAATTTAAACCCGAAAGAACAGTGAATGTTGATGTAAGTAGTGTAGGGCAAAATAGAACACAAATTGGCACTCAAGCTAATCAGGCACAAGTAGGTGCAGCGATTGGTACAGGGGCAGCAGCGGGAGCAGCAATTGACAGTGCAAGTTCAAGTGTTTCAAATGCTGTTCCGACATCTTTAAGAGGTAAATTAACATCTAAAATTGCATCAGTTGCCTCAAAGGTAGGAACAGGTGCATCCGTGGCTGCGGGAGCAACTGCTGGAGCTGTTGCAGGTGCTACGATTGCGGGGATTCAACAGTTTTCAAAAACATTTTCTGTCAAAGAACCTGAAAGAATTTCTGATGCTATAATGCTACCTGTCGAATCAATTCCGACAGTCAAGTATGGCATGAAATATAAAACAGTTGATTTAGGCCTTCTTGGTGGTATATTGGGCGGATCATCTGCAATTGAATCATCTCTTCTAGGAAGATCAGCTGAAGCCGCAGTCGGTGCAGTAGCCTCTATTGGCAATTTATCAAAGGTGTTTGGGGGGGCAGGAACTGCAGTTGAAGCGGGAAAACTTGCAGCAAAGGTGGCTACTAATCCATTTAGAGAAGTGATGTTTGAATCGGTAGATTATCGTACATTTAAATTTAATTATACGTTTTTGCCCAAAAGTTTAAAAGAAGTATACAATGTGCAACGAATTATAGAACTATTTAAGTTTCATATGCATCCGGAATTATCAGAAAGCGGATTGTTTTATGTCTATCCATCTGAATTTGAAATGCAGTATTACTTTCGCGGCGAGCAGAACACATTTTTGCATAAGATAAGCACTTGCGTTTTGACTGATATGCAAGTCGACTATGGTAAAGCGTTTTTCTCTTCTTTTGATGATGGTGCTCCAACAGAAATAGTAATGTCCTTAAGTTTCCAAGAAGTTGAATTGTTGACCAAAGAACGTATTCTCAAAGGTTATTAAGATGGCGTATTTTTCCAGATTTCCTTTATTAGGATATACAATTGATTCGGGAAGAACATTTAATGTAGTTTCCGACATTCTGCGTCGAATATCAGTCAACAATGAAACTAAAGAAAACCTTAGTTTATTTGAAGAATATGAAATTAAGGACGGTGAAACACCAGACATCTTATCTCATAAGTTTTACGGTGATACGGAGTATCATTGGGTAATATTATTAATCAACGATATCATTGATCCACGCTTCGATTGGCATTTAACACCTCCTCAATTATATGATTATACCAATTCCAAATATAGTGGAAACATAAACGGTATACAATATTATGTGATATCCAACACAGATGATACAGTTGTGGATAAAGATCAAAAAGTATTAAAAAAGGGTGTTGACATATTGGGACAAGTGTTTGATGATGGGTATGATTTACCTTTTGCAAATGCCATTCCTGTCACCAACATAGCGTATGAAGAAATTGTTAACGAAGAAAAAAGAAAAATAAAGATTCTTCGCCCTAAATACCTTGCGGCCTTCTTATCAGAGTTTGAGGCCTTGTTAAATGGATAATGTTAACGAATATAGTTATGCTGGGCAAGTAGATTTTCAATACTTAAAACTAATATCTACTGCAGGTATAGCTGTTGATTTAAATGATTACCTAATAGAGTTTAATTTATTCGAAGATATATTCACAAATTTCTTGCATGGGCAAGTTTTAATCAATGATTCAAATAATTTGATTTCAAAACTTCCCATTAGAGGAGATGAGTTTCTTGTTGTGAGCTTTGGAACTCCAACCTTAAATTCATACTTTAGAAAATATTTCTATGTTTACTCGGTTACAGATCAAAAATCAGTATCAGATAACAACACACAAACATATATTTTACATTTTTGTTCAGTTGAATCGATTATTGATGCAAATTCAACAGTTTTTGAAGCTTTCAACGGGTCGATAAATCAAGTTGTCACTAATATCTTTCAAAAATATCTACAAATATCCAAGTATGTAACGTTTACAGACAACGATATTGAAGCAAATGACCAAGATACAGCAAGACTTTTGTTTTCTGAAACCAAAAACAAAATAAAGTTTATCAGCCCCGGATGGTCACCTGCAAAATGTCTGAACTGGTTGTGTAGCAAATCATTACCTCGAGAGGGAACAGCGTGTGATTTTCTGTTTTGGGAAAGCATTTATGGGTTTTTCTTTGCAAGTATCGAGGATTTGTTCATTGAATCACAAAGAACGAATAAGATATCAGGTGAATACTTCTATGTTCCTCCGGGAAATTTTAAATCATCTGATGTAAACGTAAAGATGTTTCTGGCACAAAATTTTGAAGTCGTAAATTTTGCAGATAATCTAAAAAATTATACAGATGGCTTTTACGCTAATCGAATTGTCACTTATGATCCCATAAAAAAACGTGTCATTTCGAAAGATTTTGATTATCCCAATGAATATAACAATTTTCAACATTTGGAAGGCAACTTAAGCGTACCAAACTTTTCAACAAATGTATTTCGTAACGCTTCATCATATATCAAGTTGTATCCTGCCAACTCATTATTATATTCAAACGTTCGTGAAAATTTTCCCGAAAAGGTTGTTGATATATTTGGCAACAGAAATACTAAATTAAATGAGTTAAATAATTTTAAAATTAACATTACTGTGCATGGTAGAACAGATTTATACGCCGGAAGTATAATAAGATTTAATTATCCAGATACTACAGCGCATGGATCAAGTGCTGAGGCGGGTACAGACACGTTATATACTGGAAATTATTTGATTACAGCTATTCGACATAAGATTAACTTTCGAAACCATGTCATGGTTATGGAACTGGTAAAAGATTCGCTTGCGAGAAACAAATGATATTAAAACAAACATTTAATTGGTGGGTTGGTGTAATAGAAGATAGAAATGATCCGGAAAAGTTGGGTCGCGTGCGCGTGCGTATCTTCGGATATCACACCGATGATAGAAGTTTATTGCCGACTGATGATTTGCCTTGGGCAATTATTATGCAACCTACAACCTCATCAGCGATATCGGGAATAGGCTCTGCACCCGTCGGTTTGGTGACCGGTACATGGTGTGTGGGATTTTTCCTTGATGGCGACGATATGCAACAACCCATGGTCATGGGAACTTTGGGGGGAATGCCAGATCCATTACCAAGAAGCGTTTCTACAAACGAAGAACAAACAACTAATCCCCCCAACGTTGTACGAAGCACATCCGGATTACCTGTTCTTGATAGCCAAGGTAATCCGATATTATCTGAGCCTCCAACCGACGTTGAAGGATTATCTGCATTAGCACCTCTAACGGAAGAACAAGTTTTAGCTCTGATGAGAGAGATAGGAAGAAAAGAATCTAGTTCTATTCCCGGCGGAATTCAAAATTACAACGCTCAAAATAGATTGGGTTATATTGGAAAGTATCAATTCGGAGCCCCAGCTCTTGCTACTCTCGGTTATGTACGAATCGGAAATAATCAAAAACTTTCTAACGATGTATTAAATGATTCTAATGTATGGGTAGCTAAAAATGGCTTAAAATCAAAACAAGATTTCTTCGCATCTGGACGTGTTCAAGAAACTATCATGGCGGAGAATTTAAAGTTTAATTATAATATTTTAAAAAGAAAAGGTGTTATTAGTTCTAATGACGATCCTGCTCGAGTGGCGGGGCTATTAAGTGTTTCTCATTTATTAGGTTCCGGAGGAGCTATCTCTTTTGCTGCAGGGAAGGATAATAAAGATGCAAATGGAGTTTCTGGAAAGACTTATTATGATCTAGGTTGTTTAGCTGTTTCAGGTCAAGTTGTTGTTCAAAATGCACCTCGTTCACAAGTTCCCTCATATTCAGATCCAACACAACCGTTGAATAATATGAGCGAATTGCAACCTCGCCCCTTTTCAGATCCCAATAATGAATATCCAAAACCCGAGTACGCCAATTATCCAGATACAAATAAACTAGCCACCGGAGTAAGTGAAAATACGATTATTGAGAAAAGAAGAAATAGTCGTTTAGAAGATGTGCCAGTTGTTACAGGGGAACCTTGGGATGAACCTTTCCCGGCGTTTTGTTCAAAATATCCATATAATCAAACATTTGAAACTGAATCGGGTCATATTGTTGAATTCGATAATACACCGGGGCAAGAAAGAGTTCATGTATATCATAAGGCAGGAACATTTATCGAGATTGATGTAAATGGATCAATGGTCAGAAAAGTTGTCGGAGATAATTATGAAATGGTTGAGCACAACAATTATCTCTACACTCGAGGTGCATATAAGTTAACTGTTGAAGGCGCCACACAAATACTTGTTAAGAATAAAGCAGATATACAGATTTATGGTGAAACTAACGCCACTATTAATAATAAGTTGAATTTAAATGTCGCGGACGATATTAATGTTATTGCGGGAGGGGCTTTAAACATCAAAGCAAAGTCCTTTAATATTGATACAGAAGAACAATTCAACGCTTACACAGGCGGAGGAATAGGATTTACAGCGGGTGGTGATTTTAATGTTGTAGCCACAAACACCAATGTCGATGGAGGATTAATTAATCTAAATTCTGGAACAGCAACATCCATCGAATCGAATGGATTAGGTAGTGCAC